TTATCTTTCTTATCTTTCTTATCTTTCTTATCTTTCTTATCTTTCTTATCTTTCTTATCTTTCTTATCTTTCTTATCTTTCTTATCTTTCTTATCTTTCTTATCTTTCTTTATTTTAATTTTTTCCATTTCTGCTTCTATAAATGCCTTAATCGCTTCTCCTCCAGCTAATCTTAATTTTAGAGCATTCCAAAACGATATCCCTGTTATAAAATTAATCTTAATGTAAATTTCTGCATCCATATTCATGACCCCTCCTCGTTTGAACTTAACTCTAAGACCCTTTAATACCACCGTTCTCCATCTTTTACTTTCTCATACAAGGGAATATAATTTTTAACTACATTTTTTATTCCCCATTTTTCAATAGCTATTTCTCTACATTTGTTTCTGTCAATCTTATCTACTTCATCAAAACAATCAATCATTTCTTTTTCGTTATTTGCAAGAAAGCCTGTGACTCCATGTTCTATAGTATGAGACATTGCCCCTCTATCATAAGTAATCACTGGGCATCCACACATCAAGGCTTCCATATTTTTGTAACTCGTTATCTCCATTTGGTTTACTGGATAAAGAAGTGCTTTTGCTTTTTGCAAACATTCTATTTTTACTTTATCGCTTACCCTTCCAAGATATTCAATATTTCCAATCGACCTTTTTATTACTTCTTCTTGATAATCATCTGAATCACTACTGATTCCTTTACCACCAATAATCTTTAACTTCACCCCTGCCTTGTTACAAAGGCTGATTGCATCAAGAGCTCCTTTCTCATGAGATAGCCTTCCTACAAACACAAACCAATCTTTTCTTTTTTGCTTTATATCAAAATCATATTTTTTATTGTCAATTAAAATTGTTTCCTGTACTAATGCTTCCTGACAATATATTTCTTCGAATCTTTTACGAGCCCATTCAGACAGGGCAATAACATTAAATTCTGCTTGTGGAAACTTAGCAATATATGGATCATGCCAGAATACGCTTATACATGGACAATCAATTCCCATTGATCTTGGAATATAGTGTTGATGAGTTAAATCATGTATAAGTTCGAACTTTTTAAATTCGTGTTTATTTTCAAAATAAGCTCCGTATTCCCTATTGATATTTGGGTCGGCATTAAATCCCGTACCCATTAGCTTTACTCCTTTCGGAGGAATAGTATCATTTGGAGCAAAAAGAGAAACCTTATGACCAAGCTTATTTAACTCATCTGCAAAGTCCCAAGCAATTCTCTCCATTCCAGCATATTTTGTATTTTTATTTATTGCGAATACTGTTGCCGAGCATACTAATATTTTCAAATCTTTTCTCCTCTTACAAGATTGTTAATATATTTTATCTCCTCTTTCTTAAACAGCTTCGTTCCTTTTCTAGGAGTGCTTTCAAAAATATTAAATACCCCTTTAAATTCTGGACTCAATGTTTTTGCCTGCATTCATCATTTACTTCTTCTCTTAAGCTGTTTTTTTGGCTCTTTGCTTTTACTTTCGTCTTCCTCTTCTTCTTCCTTCTTTTTTTCTACTTCCAATTCTTTATACTCGTTTTGTATTTTGGTAATAAGACTGGCTCCGCCTTCCAAAGATTTCATAACAAAAACGTGTCTTCTGATATTTTCTTCTTGTAAAGCAATTCGTCTTTCAAATTCTATCTTTTGTTGTGTAAACTTTTCATCTAATGCTTTTTGCAACCTCACATAATTCTGTTCCATTTCATACATGGACTTTTCTAATGCCATAAGTCTCATAATTACTTCTCCTCTTTTATTTGTAAATATTGTCGTGCTGTTTTTTGTACATTGTACTCCTCGAGCATCTTACTTCTCAACCACCCCCCTCTCTGAATTATACTTTTCAATTTCCACTCTAATTCTTTCAACATTAAAATCTATTTGACCATTATGTCTACCAGTGAAATTATCTTTTTGTAAATTAGGATAAGTACTTTCTGTTACCATTTCTCCTCCACAAAAATTCTTCATATAATTCTTCATATAATAAGGTCGAAAATCAGCAGAAATAACATTGCGGCCACAAGCCATTGCTTCAAGGGCTCCCCGTCCAAAACCTATAACAATGTTTTATTTTTTAACATAATACCCCTTATATTTTAATATATGCTATAACAAAGTATGCTATAATAAGAATTGCTATAATAAAATGTATTGTTGATAATTTTAACATAATACCTTTCTATATTTTAGGCCTAAAGAAGTTTTCGCAAGTACAACATACTTTTAATTTAGTTGTTTTTGAAAACATTATTGACGCCTTATTTTTACTTCTTCTGATGCTGATTTAACCAGGTCAAAATTTTTTAGAATTTTATCGAATTCAAAATTAACTAATATTGGATGGGTTCCAGCACCACCTATCATTCGCTCATCTACATAAATCGTTTTTGCATTTGTAATATCTGCTATTCTATCAGCCCACCAGCTTTCATTTTCATTAAAATTATGATCTGAATTTGTCTCATCTCTATCAATCCATAAAACTGCTTTTTTACTTACCCGTACTATTTCTTTTAAAGAAGTATCCAAATCTTCTATATTTATATGTTCGTATGTACCTATTGAAACAAGTAAATCAAAAGCATTATCTTGTACTTTTAATTTTGCCGCATCTCCTTGATTTATAATATCTGGCATAATAGCAAGTTCTTTTGCCTTATCTGATATATCAATACCTGCAATATTATCGTATCCAATTCTTTTCATTTCGTATAAGAATGCCCCTACTCCGCATCCTATTTCAAGTACTTTAGAATCTGTATCAACAAGCAATCCATATCTTATATATAAAGCACTCAAAAGATAATGTATTGGCAGAACCCCAACATCGTTCTTATCGAGCCCTCCATACAACCCGCGATAATCTCCAGTATCGTATTTTTCGTTATAGTATTTCCTCGAATCTACTGTATCTACTTCCAAAATCATCTCCTCTTTTTATAAAAAAAACAAGGGCAAGAACCGTTGAGCTCGCCCTTGTTTATACCTTTATCATTTCTTTTCATTCTTTTAATATAATAAATTAAGAAGCTAAACTTCCTCCAGCAGTATGAAACGAAGTTGCATCCGAAACTACTATAACTTTCAATGTTGAATCGTAATATGCAACTCCAGCTGCGGGTATTGTTTGAGGAGTGGTCGCAACATTGGTAAATCTCATTGCACTTGAACCAGCCAGAGTCCCTCCCTGGCTATTGACTTTCGTTGTTAAAGTAGACAATGAATTAGAATTGCCCGTAATTCCAGAATCGTCATTTTCATTCTTCCTTAACTCTTTATACATACTCCATATACTTTTCATATTTTATTTCACCTCCCTAAAGGATGTATAGAGGGAGAGGCGAGGAGTTTTTCCCCTCCCCCTATACCGTCTGGCCAGACAAACCAATTAACTGTTTTACTACTGAGAACTACCAACACCTGTTCTAAGGAACCCTAAACCACTGTCAGTAATCTTCTCGTCCTGGTAATATGCAATATGAACATCCTGACGACCTTTCTTTTCGTCAAACGGAAATACCCTGGCTATCATATTTGGAATACCAGGAACTGTCCAGCGAAAACCGTACATAAAACTCGGAACTTCCTGACTCGGAGTCGGAGCAATATAAGCATAAAGAACATTATCGTCCCAGATTTTGCTGAGAGACATAGTCATGCCCTGTGCCGCCGTATTGTAATAAGCTCCACCAATTAATATTTTATCAACTTCCAGAAGAAGCTTTGCATGCTCGATTGTAGGAATTCCACCACCATGGGGGAATATCAAGGTCTGAATCTTCTCAGACTCTCTCCATTTTCTCCATGCTTGTTTTCCAAACACAACCGTATTTGGACGATACCCTCTTCCGTCTTCAACTGCCTGTAAATCTCCTATACAATCCAGATAAGGATCAGCATTAGATGTTCCCCATGCACTTCCGGTAATAGTGCTACAACCAACATTGGAAGCACTTCCTACAAGACTTGCAACTCTTACTTCATTATTGAGTAACAGAATATCTGTAATGAGACGAGACCTCGACATCCGATTAGATATTGCTGCATCTGCATTTGCAATTTCCTCTCTTGTTAAATAAGAACCAAGAGCATAATTGTCACAGAAATATCCATCAGAGCTTACATCGAAACTAATGTAATTCGGCTCTGTACCAGGAGCTCTGTAATCGGGAGTAGTCCTGAACTTATCCGCTTGTGCTATCTTAAAGAATCTATCGCTCTGTTTTGTAACAGGAACAATAGGACAAATCTGATCTGCTATAAATCCCTGAGGACGATAGTCAAGCAGAATATTACTGATTGCTGTATCTATATGAACATCCCCCGGATCAACATCAAATCTTTTTTCTAACTGATATATTTTAAATTCTCCCATTCTAAATCACCTCCTTACGCTGAAGTTGTAAATGTGGCATTCGCCATGTTAATAAAACAAGTAGCAATTCCGCCCGAATTACAACCATTAATTACAAAACCCATAGTTGCAACACCACTATTTGCTGCCGTTGCCCAGCCACTATCTGCAGCCGATACGGCATTTCCATAACTACACGCCCCACCAAAACGAACTTTCGAAATACCCAGCGGACATATTCTTGCATGCTGGCCTGATGTTGGTTTATTTTGAAGAACCCCAGCTGGATGAACTCCAGCAGTAAGAGTAGATATACCAAATCCATTATCAGCAGTCATTTCTACACAGAAAAACTGATGACCGGAATAATCTGCGTCAGCCTTTGCAGAAAAATCGCAAGGCTGATTTCCTTCATATGCCATAATTTATACCTCCTTAAATAATTCTTCCTTTAATTTATACTACAATACTACAATACTACAATACTACAATACTACAATACTACAATACTACAATACTACAATAACTCTACTTTCTATGCCCGTTCTTTATGATATCTATCTTTCAGATCAGAATCGGCTTTAAGTACGGCCTCAAAAGCTTCCGTATAAGTTACCTTCACGTCTTTCTCCCTATACTCGGCAATTTTCCCTTCCAATTCTTTAGTGGCAGTATCATACTCGCCTTCGCCATCTTTATGGGAATGCTGTTTTGTATCAACCACTTTTGAAAAACCTTCGATATATTTCTTTACCATATCCTCAAGAGAAACATCCTTATCTTCAAGTTTGTACTCTTTTTTCTGCGGACATGCGGAGAGAATATCGATAACGAGTTTCTCATCGCGAGGAAGAATTTTCTTCGTTCCATTTACTCCATTGTCTTTAACGAAATTCGTAATAGAATCCGTTCTACGTGCATCTTCAACAGCCTGTACTTTGGCATTTGATGCATCACGCTCTTCGATTGCTTTATCTCTATCTATCTTAAACTTATCAGCTTCCTCTTTGAAAGCCTTCATTTCAGTTAACTCAGTTTCTTTAAGAGTTAACTGTTCTTTCAGTTCTATTACTTCTTTGGTTTTCTCCTGATCCTGATACTCGGTGATTTTTGTGTTAAGTCCATTAATTATTTCCTGCATTTCTTTTACTTTTGCTTCCCAATCCATAATCTTTACCTCCTTGTTTCTCTTGTTTCTCGGATGTTTAGGAATCTCGAATTCTTTAATTTCTTTAACTCCTTTAACTCCTAATTCTTTGTATAATGATTTTAAATTACTTTTTATTTTATTAACATCTTCAGTGGACATTTGAACCAACTGAATTTTAAACTCTTCAGATGAAAAAGCGGCAACAACTTGTTCTAACTGAGTCTCTGTTACCTTATCCTTCAAGTTCTCCCATATCCTCAAATTCCATGTAGAAGACTTACTTTCGTCAGGAGTATATAAATAAGCTTCCTTTGGAAACTTAACTCCATCTTCGATTTTCTCTTCTGTGTTTTCACCATAAACAGTTTCGGGATAACCCCCATAGCCATAGCCTTGAAGCCATGTTTGAGCTTCTTCACGTGTCCATAGACTTCGATCAAACGTCCAGCCTTGTATAATTCCCTTATCTTCTGGAGCTTCGCTTAGAACTCCTGTGATTAAAGTTACTCCTTTCTTATCTTTAAAACCACTTCCTTCTAATGTTTCGAAATCAAACAAGTCCATTGATTTTACTCTTGCTTTTATTTTATCCTTGTCTTCCGACCAATACATGTAGCCTTTCACCTCCTTATTATCCTTATCTTCTGAATGTTTTTTCCAATTGCCATTTTCTAACACCATGTGGCAACTACGGCAAACCGCCATTAAATTTTTATTAATATTATTACTTCGGTTACCATCTTTGTGGTGAACCATTGTTGCCTTATTCTTTTTACATTTCTCACAAATAGTATGCTTATCCAGATACCTTCTATAATACCCAGGAGCAGAACCGTCTTTCCAATTAGGATTATTTTTTCCTTTATGATCTATTGCATAATCACCTGCTTCTACTTCTTCTACTTCCTCTACTTCTTCAATATCTAATTCGTAATTTTTTATGTCCCCTTCGCCTTCATCAAAAAATTTCTCGATATCTTTTAACGAAGTTACAGCAGGAATACTTTCGCCAAGTAAGGCAATCGCCTTTAAGCAACGAGGCCAAATTTTGTTTTGGTCTTTATAATTCCAGTATATCTCCGCTGACCTTTTCTTATATAATCCTTTCTCCATTGCCTCTTTAACGATTTTTGGTATATCTTTTATCTTCGCAACCAAAACAATCCCTACTACCTTGAGTTTATCTACATACCCAAGTGCTGGTTGTTCTGATAATTGTTTTCCATGACCTATCTTAAGAGTTGGCTTCCATTTATCTTTAAGAGTATTGAAAGCTTCAACCATTGCAAACAAATCTTTTTTCTTGTACTTATCACCATTGTATGTACCAATTTTAAAAACTTCCATTTCTGTGGAATACAGGTCTTTATATGTTTTGCTTTTTCCAAATATCATAGCTCGGGTCATATTCTTTTCCTTTATCCTTTTCTACTTCCCTTCTGTTTTGTGTGCTATTCCTAAAAATAAAAATGCAAATCCTATTGTTGTTATATCAAGAACCATTGTAAAACCACATGACTTAAATATCTCTGAACTTATAACAAGATAGAATCCCAATCTTGTTTTCCAACTACTAATTGTAAGTTTGATCATAAGCTTCTTTATTATTTTTCTAATCATTTTTCTAATCATTAGGCACCACCCATTCATACCCACGAACACAAATATGAAATGCAAGCAATACACTAAAATCATCTTCTATCGTAAATACCATTCTATCGTTATTTTCTGATTTTAAAATTACAGACTCCTTATTTGAAAAATTATGGATTACTGTAATTAAAGTATTCGTTCCGTCACTTAAAAAATTTGAAAGCTTTGACCAAGGACAAGATAATAAGTCCAGCAAATTAGTAAATCTATCTTCCCAAATAGGATCATCTTTACTCTCTGAATACCTTCTTCGTATATATCCAGCAACAGGAGTCATTGCTAATATCTTATCATAAGATAACATTGGCATCGTTGAATCTGTATTATCCGCACTGACAGCATCTACAAAATTTGTCTGTATCGTTTCGAGATATAACCAAGTTCCTTTTGCTGGTCTAATCGTGTAATCTAAAGACGTTCCGCCTTCTTGTAAATACCATTCATCAATCCAAAACTGAGGGCTCTTCACTCCTTAATCTCAATCTTCCTTTTATCTGTTTACATTTTCTAACATTTTCTGCTCTTGATGTAACTACCTTTTTTGAACCAGCCTTAACTACGTCTAAAAGATCTAACATTTTAAATGCGGCTAATTGTTCAGTGCTTCCAGTGGAACCCTCTAATTGGACGTCTGACGGCGTCTCCCGAGCGACATTAATAAACTTTACGAGCCTTTTCTCTTCGGCTGGATCATAATGAAGTAAAAACCCAATTCTTCCGTGATAATCGTTTTCTTTTAACCAGGCTAAGATTACCCTATAATCTTTAAGAGTCATATCTATTGCTTTCTTATCTGTGTAAACATCGTCGAATGGACAGTACACACAATGTCCTTGACATCTTGTCGTCGTTTGTAAATAAACAATATCCGGAAGGTCTACTTTATTCTTTATCATGATATTTCTTCCATAGCATCTTCATCATCTAATCCATCGTTTATTGTTACGATGGTATCAGCCTTATCTACCAAGTCTTGAAAAATAGTTATTATATTTTGCATTTCTTTATCTGGTGAACTTAATTTGAATACTTCCCCTACAAAATCTTCTGTTAATAAAGACGAACCTTTATCTATAAAGGCTTTTAGATTAGGATAATACTTCAAGGTTAAAAGAAAATCTCTAAACGCCTTTAGCTTCTTAGTGCTAATAAACTCCCCGACTACCCCGTTCACATCATATATCTGATAATTAACTATTTCTTCTACTACTTCTTCTACTTCTTCTCTTAACTTAAAAACAAAATCGCCTTCTTGATTTTTATTTATAGAAGTATGGGGCATTTCCCAAGAGCGAATCATTTCTGGTATTCCCTCTGGATACGCGAAGCATAGGTACTTGAACAATCCCTTCTCAAAAGGAATTTGTTTTACTCCTTTGAAGTACTCGCATTGTACGCATTTTATTAACATTGGACTTGGCATTTTAATTCCCTTTACTTTTTTACTACCTTCGATAAATCTACTTCTACCATTTCAGTATTTTCCATTCTTTTTAATTCATCTAAACTTTTTTTAGACCCATCCTTTGCAAGTCTACTGGCACGAAGCCAATCATCATTAGATTCTGTCGGTGATAAATCAAATTCATAATTCATCTTATTCTCTATCTCCTTCAGGGTCAGGCGAATCATCTTCTTCCAATACAGGAGGAATCGTTTTCCCTTCCTTATCTATTATATCAATAGAGTTTTCAAAGTCCTGATAATCTTTTTCTTCTGCTGCTTTTTCTGCTTCTTCTGCACTTAACATTTCTACCTCCCCTTCTTAATTCTTTATAGTTACCTTTACGGCTTTCTTAGGTAATCCACCAATTACTTCCCATACTGATGGACTGATATATGAAGCCTTTGCCATGGGCGGAGAATTATGTAAAAAATTACTTACTGTCTCACATACTCCATCTATAAGGGCTTTCTTTTCTTTAGCATTTAACGACATTCCCGCATATGGTTTTAATTCTTTATAAGCAATTTGAGTAGCATGATAAGTTCTAAAATCCTTAACAGTAAAGTTATCTTTAGATACTCTTTTTAAATATGTATTTAATTTATTCGCCGAAACGTCAGGAAATAACTTCTCTCCAAAAACAGATTGTTCTTTTCTCTTTTTTAACCACGAAACTAATTTCTTATCTGTTAACTCGTAATGAGCCGCAATTCCTTCCTTTGCCATAAAATCAAATATCGCTGTATTCCCTTCTATTATTACATGCTGATTTTCTAAAGTAGTTAATCCATAAGCTTTTATCTGAGCTTTTAAATCGGCATTCGTTCCGATTCTTATAGCAGTTCTGTCCTCTATACTTAACAAATAAGCCTGTGGTGTATCAATCTTAAGCCCAGCATCCATTCCTTTTCTAATATCAGATATTTTCTTAGTAAATACTTTATTTCTATTGAATTTCTTTAAGTCCGCTTCTACCCAATGCTTTGCACTATATTGATATTGCCATTTATCATTAGCTGCCTGACCAATGGCTTGTAAATCAGCATTAATATTCGAGCTTACAATAGCATTATTCCAACTCTGTGGTATATTCATACCCTTAAGCCTTTCTAATTCCTTACCACTAACTTTCTTACCATTTCTATACCACACTTTCTTAAGAGGATAATTATCTTTTATTCTAAGTTCTGTATCTGAACGGACATAATCCTTACACGGGTCTGGCCTTGCGTATGTACCATACTCTGCAAGAACTTCTTCTATTCCAAATATATTGTCTAAAGTAAATTGCTTTATAATACAATTTACCATCTTACCAACAGAAGTCATTGGCTTCATGGGCTTGATTGCCTTAACCGTTTTAGAAATTACTTTCTTCTTTGCCCCTCCTCCTAAGATCTTTTCCATTAATTCTTCAAAGCCCTCACCAAATACTTTATTCAAAGACCCTGCTACAAACTCCGGACTGGAGTACACAGCAAAAGTATCTGCAAAAAATTCAACTGAATTTGTAGTGGCATATTCTGAAATATTCTTATCTATTAATTTTTTACCAAATAAATTAAATTGATTCGTAAACTCTTTTTTAAGTTTACTCGATGTAAATGAATTCGCATCAAACCACATTGTATGCCCCATCTCATGGCGAAGAATAACGGCAGCATTATTATTATGAACAACCCATCTATTTTTTTTTAAAGCACCATAAAACTTCTCTCTTGCTGCAGGATCAATATAACTCGTTTTAAAATGCAAACGGACATGATTATTTTTCATAGTCCCGCTTCCAGAACTAAGACCACTCCAATTATGATCGCCATCTCCAAAAGAAAATCTATTAATCTTTCTTCCTCGAACCCATGGTTTTAAATTATGCATTTGTTGATTAACAGTATTCATCGCTTGTAATTTTTTCTTAGCATTCATAGTACTATGGAATAATGGATTTTTATCTCCAAACTCCTTCCATTTCTCTAATGCTTCATCTAATGTTTTAGCAGGAGTAAAAGTAATTCCTGGAGCTACAGGAGCAATCGGCTCTACAGGAGCAATCGGTTTTACTTCAGGTGCCTTAGGAATCACAGGTTTAATCACGGGCTTTACTATTGGCTTTGGTATTCCTCCCTTTTCTACTTTCTCTACTACCGTCAACATCCTATTTACTTTTTTCCGAGGTACCTTTATCCCTGACTTTTCTATCTCGCTCTGAATTGCTGTGATCCTTGCCTTCTTATTTAATCCCTTTATCTTATCTGTCAAAGAACTATTCTTCATTGCTTTATCAAAAAGCTCTTCCTGTTTCAAGGCAAGCTGTTGAGCTTTTGCCGTTGCGGGCTTTTTATCAGATATACTTTTATCAATCTTATTTATATCTTTTGTCGTTAAGCAATTCTTTAGCATTTAGATAACTGCCCCGCCACCTTAGAATTAGAAAAGATATCTTTCTTAGGAGTAATCCCTCCTACCCTTCCACCAAAACTTTCAGGTGTTAAAGCAAGTGCATTATCAGATTCTTCTCTCGATATTGTTTTAAATGGTTCATCATCAGTCGTTACTGGCACCAATATTGAGCGGCAGTTAAAATGTTGAGGTGGAACGAACCTATCAAAGTCAGGATCGTCTTTGCGAATTATCTTTCCATCGAGTTCCATACAGACAGGAGTTGTACGATCATCTATAACAGCACTGTACTGATAAGCAACAATATAATCTTTTAAATCCTTATCATATCCCATCGCAACACGACCATTATTAAAAGCTCCTGTAGTATTCGTTCTCATCATTGTTTCTATTCTATATGGAGAAACTTGTTTCAAGTCAGATATTATTTCTGTTCCTATATATGGCTTATATATCTGCTCTACTTTTAACATCGTTTCCTTCATTCCTTCCCCTGACTCTAACGAAGAAAGTAATGTTCCTTTAACACCATTTAAAATAGAACTTTCAAGTACACCTTTTATATAGAAGGATTTGTTTGTCAAATAATCAATAGCATAAGCAGGTGGGATACGCTGATAATTCTTTTTGCTTAACTCCTTTAAAGCCCGTTCCTGTCCAAACCTATAAGCTTCTCTTAATGTTTCTTTTATGACTTGTTGTAGCTCTCTCAGGTGTTTTAACTGAAGGGTATTGATTAGTTTAGGAGTTAAAGAATCGCTTTCTATTTTTTTGGTTAAGAAAGACTGAAGGACTTCCATTTGTTTTGTAAGAACTTCTACTATCTTTTCCCTTGATTCTTCTTCTAACTTATCTAAAGTCTTTTCTATTTTTTTAAAGTTGGCTCGTTTCTCATACTTGGTTAATGCTCTATCCAGTGTGTTTGCAGCGAAGTCATTTGAACTTAACTCTACACCCCCCGCAGGTAGCGCATTTGCATTATTCTTCTTCGCTTCCTTTGCAGCCTTTTTAGCTTCCTTCTCTGATGCTATCCTTTCTTTCTCCGCTATCTTATCTGCTTTCTCTGCTTCCTTAATAACCTTGTCAGCTGCCTTCTTTTCATCGACTATTAACTTATCAGCCTTTTCCTTCTCTATTCTTGCTCTTTCTTTATCCCCTGCTACATCTACTTCTTTTTCAGGGAATCCAATCATACTTCTTAATACGTTTTCATCATCACCATCAGATGTAACAGAAGCCTTATCGACTGCCTCTATCCAAAGCCTTGCTATTTCTATTTTTTTATCATCATCTAATGGAAGGAACTTAAAGGTTGGGTATGCTTCTACTCTATAATTATAGTCAACTAATTCTCTAACCAATCCTTCATTAATTAATTCTTCTACCGTCCTTCGTGCCTTAAGGATAATCCACAGGAATACATTAAAATGAGTCCTGGATTGAGAGTAGCTTCCTGTATCCCCTTGTGCTGTAACGCCTAACAGATTAGGAACAAGCAACGCACGAGCCATTGCCATATCGTGCTTCTCTACTGCGGCCTCATAGGATACTGCCCCTTTCCCTTTTGTTTCGAGAAACTCTACTTCTACTCCATCTGGAATTGTAGCAGAAGAAGCTGTCTGTAACCTTTTTAATATATTTTGTAGTTTTGTAACGTCACCATCCTGCATAGCCGATTTAATCTTACCAACGACAGGAGGCATAGAATATCGTTCTAAATACATATTCCAAAACTTCAGTATATTATCCTTACTCCACCATGCTCTATAACAAGAACGTAAATCACTTTCACCGTACCAATTATTAAACTCAGGATTATTGACGAAGATTATAAATTTATTCGAAGGGAAGTGATTGTTTGCTTGTATAACTCCATCTTCTAAAAGGTTACCGAACTTATCTGTTGCGAAAGATATGCCGTGGGGTTTTCTTGTCTTTAGCATATCAAGCATTATCTTATTCTCTTTAACGGAAAATAGCTTTTCTGTTACGGAGTACCCATAATCAAAAGCAGTCATTATCTGTAAAAGAATATCATCGAACGAACCATTCATTAAGTTAAAATTACTCTCTATAAATTTTGCGACTTCTTTATTTATTCCTTCATCTTTTTCCTCTTCTATTGCCGGGTCAACACTCCAACCAGTACTTAAGACGGCATACTTCTTAAGACTAAGGCAAGCCCTTATCGTATCATCTTTTCTCATCTTATCGTAGATTCTTAATCCACCTTTACGTACAGCTAATGTATCTGGATTGTATGTATTGGGAGTACTACTTGCATAAAGAGATGTTTCAGCAGACATCAATTCCTTATAGAAATCCGCAGGAGGATTCCTAAAAGATTCCATATATGATTTAATTCGTGTAAACAAAAGCTTCTCCCTGTTTTGAGTTATTATATATTCTATATCTCTTTGATATATTTGATATATTTATTCATGTTATACCGCATTAAATATATAATAACCTATACAGGGAGTTAACCAAAGGAGGGAAGTACAATAAGATAAGCGACTAATCTAAGGAAGGCTTACCCTTTAGATTAATTTGAATTTGGAATTAAGTGGTTAAACAGAACTTTTATTTAAAGGCATTATTTAAAGGCATTATTGACCTTATTATATAGAGACCTTGCATCACAATTAAATCTTTCTGATAACTTATCTATTAGCTGTCCTCTTTTAACTCTTTTCTTCTTCTCTATTTTATTTACTCTTTGATAAATACTTATCGCTAATTGTGCTTCTACTATTTTTGCTTCTGATGGAAAGTACACTTGTAGCCCAGCCATTACTCTTAGCAGATTAAGAAAAGCTTCTTCTCCTATAACATCATACAATATAGGAAACAATCTATATGGAGATTTTCTTCTTTTATCTTTAGCAAGGAATAAAGTCATAAGCTTCAAGTCTAAACTTTCTCTTTCAGTTTCTTTAATCTCTTTGATCTTCTGCAATTCTTCCAGCGATAATTCTTGCATATCTTTTAATGACGGTTCTGCACGCATTGTTTAATCCTTTACTTCCGAGTAATCTTTCATAAGTCCTTATTAACTGTCGCTCTATCCTAAGTCCATTTACTTCTACTACATCAATTATATTTATTTTATTATTTGTATCAGGAATTACATCTAAAATTCCCTCAAAGTTTTCTATTGAGTCTATTGATACATTCCTACTTCTATATCTATTAAGCAACTGCAACTGACGCAGGACACTATTCTGACAAACTACATATAAAAACCTTTTTACTTGATTGGGATGCTTACTTAACCAATCTGAATTAGAGCATAAAATAAATATATTATAATACACAGCAGAACACGCATCCTCCCAATCAAAATAATCTACATTGCCAAATCTCTTGTACCTCATTGCCGGCATTAGATAATCTTTTAGATAAGGATATAGTGCTAAGAATCTTTCTCTATACTCTAATTCTTTTAGAGTATTTAAATAATCTTGGTTAAATGTTTTGAATGATTTGTATTCCATCACTATCTTCTTTTCTTGACGGTTGTAAATGCTGCAAGTGCAAACGGAATTATTGCCCATAAATCATGACCCGTAACTATAAGTATAGTTCCAGATACAATACACGTTATGTCATGTAAAATTAAATAAATCCATACTATCATTATTCTTTTCCTTTCTCTTCTTGTTCATTCTTCTTATTCATTCTTCTTATTCATTTTGTTCTCTAAAATATAATTTAAATAATAAAAGAAGGCCTATTCCAATAATTATCAAAGCTACATACGCAGGCCATAACTTTACAAATAAGATTACATCATCAATTACTGCTATTACCAAAACTTTGTACCAAGGCAATTCCCATATCCGTTCTAAAATTCCCCACGTTCCTAACATATTCTCCTCCCTTATTTTATTTTATTTTATTTTATTTTATTTTATTTTATTTTATTTTATTTTATTTTATTTTATTTTATTTTATTTTATTTTATTTTATTTTATTTTATTTTATTTTATTTTATTTTATTTTATTTTATTTT